GCCTACAAACGCGATCTCTGAAAATTGTAATACCCCTGCTGCCTTCAATACTGAAGATAGTGTATCTGCCGTTACATCCACAACAACATCAGCCGTAGGAATATTAATTTCCTTTTCTGGTGGAGTGTGAATCATTGATAGATCTGCAAAGACATACTTGGTACGTCTTTTTCCTTCCGAGATAATAAAGTATTTATCATTAAACTCTACGTCGGGATCGTTATATAGAGATAAAATTGATAGAAAACGCGATAAATCGTAAATACATGCATCAGCAGGCAATTCTTGATCTATGTTCGCGATTGCGATCAATGTTTTCTCTGGAGTGATAGTCTTTAGTACATTACCAGCAGACAACAAGATTGACTTGTTGATAGCAGTAAAGCTTTTTAAGACCGTCAAGGTTTCGTTAGAAAATTTCATTATATAGGTTTCTCCATTAGTTTGTATTGTTGTATATTATAACAGGTTTATTTAGATTTGTCAATAGGATTATAAGACTTTCTGTTAGATGTATCATCTGCAGTTGCCGTAACGCCTAATTGACCAAGAGATCCCATGTCACCCTTAAAGATATAAGAACCAACATGGTTGATTTTCATCCAAGGACACATCCATACTGATAGACCAGCTTTACGAGCCATTCTACAGAAGAAGTAGTCTTCGGATAAGTACCTTCTAGATTCTGGGTCAATGACACAATCAAAGAAAGCGTGGATATCGCGAGTACCGTCAAATTGTTCTGTCCTAACGTGATCTGGTCTATATGCCAATTCAGGATAAGCATCTCGATATTTTTCTAATGCCTCTCTTGTAATTAGCATAAACCCAGTACCGCCTTCGGCAACTTCAACAGGTTCTGCGAGTTTAAATTGTTTTATATCTCCAACTGGATTAAAAACAAAATCTGATGTAAATTTTTCTAAGTCAAATGGATTCTCTTTACCTACTCCATGTTGAGCAGCTGCAGATACCTTTTCCCAAGCAATTGTCTTCTTAGGATATGGACCACATACAACATCGTATTTTTCTGGATCTGAAACTTGTAACGCAAGTAATGCTAACGCGTCACGTGGATCAAATCCAATGTCAGCGTCAATAAACAATAAATGAGTACAATCAGAACGAAGGAATTCATCTACGATATAGTTCCTTGCTCGTTGAATTAGACTTTCATTGAATAGAAAGTAGTACTTCATTGGAATTTTGTGAGAACTACATAGCATACTTAAATCGTTAGTCGACTTAGTATAGATACCTGTACATTGACCACCATACATAGGTGTACCAATAAAGAGTCTTTGTTTTTGTAGTTCTTCTGTCTTTACTTCTAGCTTCATACTGTAATTTGCTCCATATCATTTTCTGCTCTGGTGATTGACTGTAATCTTAATACATCAGCCAATATGTCCCATGCAGAATCATGTGCTTTAAATACTGAATCCCACTTATCTTCGTTTGCACAAGGAGGGAATCCGTTCTTCTTTAAACCAAAATCAAACTTTGCATCAATAAAGGTTCTTGTATCTCTAACAGACCAATGCTTAAGGTGTGATTGTAGATGACCTACTTTACCTTGAGACTTAAAGAGTCTTTCAAGAATAACAGGATCAAAGGAATTAGATCTTGACCACCAATAGTTAATCTTTGGAGAATCAATCAAAAAGTCGGTAAACTGTTTCACAAAGTCTTCAACCGATAGGTCTGAACTTTTAGGAGCAATATTCTTTCTTACTTCTGAATCCTGTTTAGACCAAAAGTCGAGAGTACCTCTATCAACTACCCAATTATAATTCTTTACTTGTTCAGCCACATTCAATTTAAATTTCTTTGCTTTGAATACATCGCTTAAGTTATAGGGATTATCAGATGTAAACTTGTCCCACTGAAATACCATTACAGATACATCAATGACAGCGCAGTTATGAACGTCCTGTCCCATTGTTTCGAAGTCGATGATTAAATCGTTTCTCATATGTTTACCTTTAATTTAATATACTATTATAACAAACTTTACTAGTCTTGTCAATAGTTTTATGCAAAGAATTCAGCTAAGTTTGGAGTTGTATCTACTCCATTCTTGTCATGTTCTATTAATTGCTTGTGGTTATTCTGTCGAAGATAGGTTGACTCTGACATATCGAGTTCGCCTGTAAGGAACTTAGCAATTTCACTATGGAGATCAGCAGATGTTGGTACAGGTACGTTTTGAGCGATATGATTCATTTTCTTCAAACCATGTAATAACTCAAAGTTAGAAGGAAAGCCCATCATGTGTAAAGCTTCTCGAATCGTCAATGATCGTTCTTCAGTCGGATGCATTGTATCAACCATGTTACGACCAATTACTGCATTCATATATTCACCAAAGACATGTACTGAACCATCCCATACACCTTTGTTATCAGCAAACTTCATCATTGCATGATCAGAGTATTTAATACCTTTTTCGTTGCCTGTCTTATGGAACCATTCGTTAGCTTCTTTCATCCAACCTTTCTTACAAACGTAATTCAGAGTTGTCTTAACATTCTCTTCAACCATTAACTCTCTAACTTCACGATTCGTTTTTGTCTTGATGAAATTGTAATATGGTTCGTTAGGTACATGTTTATTAATAATCAAGTCTTGATGTAAAGCGTCAACAGGAATCTCTTGAAGGTATTCTTTGAAATCTTTTCTATCTTTGTTATACCAATTCATTACAGGAGCGGACTCTGACTTCCAACCAATCGCGAAAGTCCTGTCGCGTCCCTGTGGAACTCCGTGGAATCTCGTCGATGTTTTATATAGGGACAAAGAATAACCCCTCTCAGCGCAAATTTCGTACAGTCGATTCGCTACAGGACGTCCTTTATTTGTAAACAATGCAGGAGCATTCTCAACGATGACTACCTTTGCACCAAGTTTATCAATACCATCTTGAAAGACCATATACATAAATTCGTTCTTAGCACAACCTGCACCTTTACTCTCTGTGGTTGTTCCTGTATTTAATTGAGATAGAGCAGCACAAGGTGGAGTACCAGAAACCACATCAACTTGTTTAATTTGACCAGGTTCTGCTTCATCAAGTTTAACATAAGGAATATCACGTCCCATTGTGTTTTGTTGATAGTTCACGTAATGGCTATCGTTATCCTCAAACCCACCATAAGAATAGATTGCCTCAGGTGGTTTACCAAACGCTCTTTCTGCGCCTAGCATTTGTCCACCAATAAGTGGAATAAGTGGTGCCCATGTTATTTCTTTCTTGTTCATCCGAAAAAGTCCTCAAGTGTTGCAGCTACTTTCTTATCAAATTCCATTACATTGGGGGCAACATAATCATTATCAATCGCTGTCATAATTTTATTGTTTAAGAATGTTCCATCGTAATATTCAGGTTTGCATAATAGTTTACGCAGTCCTGTAATTACCGATTCATATTCCTGTTCGTTATTTAATAACCTATCCATCCTTTCTTTAAATTCAGCAGGAGTCTTTGGTCTTAAAAATTCTGGTATTGGCAAATGCCCTTGTTCATCATAAGATGGATGCAAGAACGGTATCACACCAGCATGTACCATTTCAATATACTTTGAAGTTACCCAACCTTTTGCGATTGGAATAATAAAAGTAAATTTAACATTGTTCATTTTGGCCATTACATCATCAAGATGAATAGATCCTTTGAACCTTGCGTCTGTTTCGGTATTAGGATGTTCCCATTTACCGTAGATCTCAACATCGTCATGTTCATCTAATACCCAGTCCTTTAATAAATTATATCTTGAAGGCTTTGCTTCATTGAGAATAACCATAAAAGGAACATTACGATTTAAATTGAACTGTTCAGTGTGTTGATAGTTAATACAGAAACAAGTTTCCATTCCTGCATATGTTGAAGGCATTGATCTGTCGTAACGATCTTGTTCTTCGTAAGATTTAATACTACTTACTTTATATTCGTAATCGTATTGACCTAAAGATATATTTGGTAGATTGAATATGTCTCTTGATTGATTCATGACATACCGAGGATCGTTTACAATCTCAACATAATCAGGATTCTCTTCGTTAATCCAAATCGCAATTGGTGATGTATAATTCTTTGTCATATCAATCACAGAAGCTTTAAGCGTACGATCTTTAACTTGTTCAATTTTACCTGGAATGGTAACAGTACCAACTTGACCAACCATTAAAACAGTATAGTCTAATTTCATTGACCTACTCTTAAAGTAATCAATCACGTGATTAAAGAATCTATCTTCGTCTTTGTTTTTAATACCTTTCCAAATATCAATTACATTATCAAAGGGAAACAACTCCAATGATTCAGACTCATTTAGAGTACTGAAATCAGATCGTCCGATAATGTAAAATGTTTTGTCTGGGTTATTATTTGCGAGTGCAATAAGTACTGTAGACGGCTCGTTGTCTCCACCAATAGGAGAGAAGCGATTCCGCTTAAACTTGACCGATTTACCGATCTTTCCAAATCCAATGTTTTTCATAATATAAAGTTTGCCGTTCTGTTAAATTTATTTATCCGAATTGACCACACGTTGTCTGAGCTCTGACGAACTGAAAGAATGCCTTCTGCGATTATAATGAACAGGACATAAACCTTTTCCAGTATGCTCAACATCTTTGTATTCTTCACCAACAATTCTAATATCAGGATTGATAGTTAAAATCATATCAACCAATTCTTGTTCAGTTGAGAAAGGTATTACCTCATCTACATATTTACAAGAAGATAACTGTATGTATCTTTCAAATGGAGTCTGAACTGGTGCGTTCTTTGCATCAGGACGATCCACGGTTGGGTCAATCAATAATCCAACAATTAAATAATCGCACAACGTCTTTGCTTCTTGTAGCATTACAATATGACCTGCATGAAACAGATCAAACGTTGAACATGTAAATCCGACCTTACAATCTGCCGGTAATTTTTTCCTATCTAGAAACATTTTCTTCCCTCAAAATTTCTTTAACTCGTTTAGCATACACCGTATAGAGTGGTGTTTTATCAGTTGGTAGATAATGTATATATGCAGGAAAGGTTTTAAAATTTAACACTGCGTCGAGTTTTAGAACCGTAGTCCAAATACGTACGTCACTACCAAACCTACTTACCTCAAATCCATTCTCTGATAACCATTTATAATAAATTGCATATATGTTTTGTTCTATACACCAAAACTTTCCACCCATAGATCGGTTATTACCTGGAGTTCCATACTTTGGTATAACAGAACCACCATAACCTTTTTTGTTTTTATACTTGTGTACACCTTCCATAATAAGAACATACATATCTTTACAAGCTGCTCTTTTAAAGAACTCAAGATAATGATCGTTTCTTGTATGTACAACTTGACCAGAATTCATACTAAAATAAGGTTTGGTTCTCATTGTAGTAATATCAACCTTATCTTTATAAATTGGATCAAGTACTGCTTCTACAAACTTACCCATAACACCTAATGCAGATTCGTTA